AAAGCTCACGCAGGCAGGGGTACTACTGATGACCGAGGTGAAAGCGCTGTTTCCCATTGGTAAGACCCAGTGGCTGAAGTGGACCGACAGGCAGCGTACTGCGTTCAACGAAGCCCGCGCAGCTGGGGTGCTGTTCATGGATGCCGTGGCGGTGGCCAACCAAGCCAAGAAGCCGAGTGTTCTTGACGTGCTCAAGGACGTGGCCGAGGCCGCTGAAACAGTGGCCGGTGTGGCCGTGGCTCTCAACCCAGTTGTCGGTGTAGCCACGACGGTCGTCCGCGCGGCGCGCGCGACCCGCAAGAAAAAGGGCTAACCCATGGCAATCGACAAGGCGCTCAACCCGCTCCCCACTGGGCTGTCTGCTATGCAGCCGGCGTTGGACCTCGACAAGCAGTACGCAGAGCCGACGCCCCCGGATATGGACGCCTTGGAGATTGAGATCGAGGACCCGGAGCGCGTGACGCTCGCCAACGGCGACATGGAGATTATCCTTGAGCCGGAAGATGACGACGAGGAAAGCGAGTTCGACGAGAACCTTGCCGAGACGCTCGACGACGGGCAGCTGACCGAGCTTGCAGGTGACCTGCTAGGTGAGTTTGACGAGGACATATCCAGCCGTAAGGACTGGATACAGACGTACGTCGACGGCCTTGAGCTGTTGGGGATGAAGGTCGAGGACCGGACGGAGCCGTGGCCCGGTGCCTGCGGTGTCTACCACCCGATCCTGTCTGAGGCGCTGGTCAAGTTCCAAGCCGAGACCATGATGGAGACGTTCCCGGCGCAAGGGCCGGTGCGGACCAAGGTCATCGGTAACGAGACGCCAGAGCGCCGCGAGGCAGCGCAGCGTGTGCAGCAGGACATGAACCATCAGCTGACCGACGTCATGGTGGAGTACCGGCCCGAGCATGAGCGGATGCTGTGGGGTCTGGGTCTGTCGGGTAATGCCTTCAAGAAGGTCTATTTCGACCCGAGCCTTGGCCGGCAGACGGCGATGTATATCCCCGCCGAGGATGTGGTTGTCCCCTACGGGGCGTCGAACATCGAGACGTCGGAGCGTGTCACGCATGTGATGCGCAAGACTCCCAACGAGCTGAAGAAGCTGCAGGCTAGCGGGTTCTACCGCGACGTCGAGATGGCTGAGCCTGTCGATAGCTTCGATGAGGTCGAGAAGGCCATTGCCGAGAAGATGGGCTTCCGCGCGTCCAGCGACGACAGGTACAAGCTCCTTGAGATGCACGTCGACCTCGTGATCGAGGACGACAAGTTTGCTGAAGACGAGGCCGAAGCCGGTATCGCTGTGCCCTACGTGGTGACCATCGAGAAGGCGACGAGCACGGTGCTGGCTATCCGGCGCAACTGGAACCCGGACGACGAGCTGAAGCAGAAGCGCAACCACTTCGTGCACTATGGTTACGTGCCGGGGTTCGGCTTCTATGCCTTCGGTCTGATCCACCTCATCGGTGCCTTCGCCAAGTCGGGTACTGCCATCATCCGCCAGTTGGTCGATGCGGGTACGTTGAGCAACCTGCCCGGCGGCTTCAAGACCAAGGGTCTGCGGGTCAAGGGTGACGACACTCCCATCGCTCCGGCTGAATGGCGAGACGTCGACGTGGCGTCGGGTACGATGCGCGACAACATCATGCCGCTCCCGTACAAGGAGCCGAGCCAAGTCCTGTTCTCGCTGCTGCAGAACATCGTCGAGGAAGGCCGTCGCTTCGCCGCTACGGCTGACCTGAAGCTTAGCGACATGTCGGCTCAGGCCCCGGTGGGCACCACGCTGGCTATCCTTGAGCGCACGCTGAAGATGATGAGCGCCGTGCAGGCGCGGGTCCACTACGCGATGAAGCAGGAGTTCCGCCTGCTCAAGACCATCATCCGCGACTATACGCCAGCGACGTACAGCTACGAGCCGGAGGAAGGGGCTCGCAAGGCCAAGAAGTCCGACTACGACATGGTGGAGGTCATCCCCGTCTCGGACCCCAACGCCGCTACCATGGCGCAGAAGATCGTCCAGTATCAGGCGGTTATTCAGCTGGCACAGACGGCACCGGGCATCTACGATATGCCCTATCTACATAGGCAGATGCTTGAAGTGTTGGGCATCAAGAACGCGCAGAAGCTAGTGCCGCTGGCTGACAGCGACGAGATGAAGCCGCGCGACCCGGTCAGCGAGAACATGGACATCCTGAACGGCAAGCCGGTGAAGGCGTTCTTGTATCAGGACCACGAGTCTCACCTTGCCGTGCACATGGCTGCGATGCAGGACCCCAAGCTGCAGCAGATGGTTGGCCAGAATCCGAACGCGCAGGCTATCACAGGCGCTATGTCGGCGCACATCCAAGAGCATCTGGCGTACGAGTACCGCCGTCAGGTCGAGGAGCAGGCCGGTGTGCCGCTGCCGCCGCCCAACGCCGAGATGGACGAGAAGACCGAGCTGGAGGTGTCGCGGCTTGCCGCCGCTGCCGCTCAGCAGCTGCTCAAGAAGAACCAAGCGGAAGCCTCGCAGCAGCAGGCGCAGCAGGCAGCCCAAGACCCGATCATCCAGATGCAGCAGCAGGAGCTTCAGCTCAAGCAGCAGGAGCTTCAGCTCAAACAGCAGCAGTTCGCGGCCAACGCTGCCGAGAAGGCCGACCGGCTGGATATCGAGCGCGAGCGTATCGCCTCGCAGAAGGAAATCGCTGGACTCAACGCGGGGGTCAAGGTGGCTACAGACAAGGCCGCCATGTCCTCGAAGGAGCAGCTTGAAGGGCTCAAGGTCGGCATCCAAGTCGCCCGCGAGTCCATGGCAGCGCAAACCGCTGCCCCCACGGCGGGTCAGCCGACATAGGGAGAGTTTGAGTGAATAACGACATACTCCGCTATCTAGCGGACAAGAACAACGAGGAGATCAAAGTCCTCGCAGACGATTTGGCGCGTGGGCACGCCAAGGACCACGGAGAGTATAAATACGCCGCCGGCGTTATCCGTGGGTTGATGATGGCCAACAGTTTTCTGGCCGAGACTGCCCAACGACTGGAGAATGATGATGACTGATACAGAGGACAAAACTCTGTTTGATGAACTGCCTACCCTCCGCAAGATGACCAACGTTGAAGCGTCCAACCAGCCGGTTGAAGAGAAGCCCAAACAGCTTCCTGACCCGTCGGGTTATCGCATCTTGTGTGCCGTCCCGGAGATCGAGGAGAGGTACAGCAGCGGCTTGTACAAGGCCGATATGACCAAGCACTACGAGGAGCTGACCACACCGGTCCTCTTTGTGCTGAAGCTGGGTCCCGATGCCTACAAGGATGAGCGCAAGTTCCCCAATGGCCCATGGTGCAAGGAGGGTGACTTCATCCTGACGCGCCCGTTGGCCGGCAGCCGGGTCAAAATCCACGGTAAAGAGTTCCGCATCCTCAACGACGATAGCGTTGAGGCCATCGTGGAAGACCCGCGAGGCATCTCGCGCGCCTAACGGGAGCGTTTTCCCGTACAAAGGAGGCAATAATGGCTAGCAAGCCCGCTGAAGACGACGATTTTTCGTTCGAAATCGAAGAAGAGACCGCAGATAAACCCGAAATCGAGGTCGTTGACGACACTCCGGAGTCGGACAGGGGCCGTGAGCCCATGCCGAAGGAGATCGTCGCGGAGTTGGAGAGCGATGAGCTCGAAGACTACTCGGAAAAGGTCAAAGTCCGCCTCAAGCAGATGAAAAAGGTCTGGCACGACGAGCGCCGCGAGAAGGAGCGCGTTCAGCGTGAGCAGCAGGAAGTTCTTTCGGTCGCCCAGCGGCTAATTGACGAGAATAACCGGCTCAAACAGACCCTGTCGCAGGGCGAACAGACACTTTATGGTACATACAAGCAGGCGACTGCGTATGAGCTCAATGCCGCGCGCCGTGAGTACAAGGAAGCCTACGAAGCCGGTGATTCGGACAAGGTCATCGAGGCTCAGGAGAAGCTGAACGCTGCGTCGATGAAGATGCAGCAGCTCAACAACTACCAGCCTACTTTACAGCAACAGTATACTGAGGTACAAACCCCTCAGCCAGCGGTGCAACAGCCCCGGTTGGACCAGAAAACCGTTTCGTGGCAAGAGCGAAACACGTGGTATGGTACCGACTCGGAGATGACTGCATCCGCGCTCG